TAAGCTTGAGGTGTACCAAACTCAGAATCATAGAAAAGCATGATTGAGTCTGGATACTTATCCATGTAAGACTTTGCCATCAATAAACTGAAAGCAGTTTTAAAGTGTTTTGAAGGACCAGCTAAGACGGTGAGTCCTGGAGTTAACCCACCGTCTAGCCTTCCACTCAACGCGACATTGATCATTGGTACTTGAGTTGCTACTTCATCTTTAGCATTAAAGAACTTAGAATCTTCAAGTATTGCTGTGAACTCGATTTTCGAGTTCTTTTTTAGTTTATCCATTAAGCCCACGTATATTCTCCTATAGTGTATCTGTATATTATATCACAAGTAATCAAGAAAAGAAACCCTCTAGAGTACTTTTTTCTTCTTCAATCATATCACGGAATCCATAAGTCTCGCTATGGTTATATTGAAAAAATATTCTATCCGTCGCATCCATGCTATCACGTCTACCTTCTAAGTATTCTTTAATCTCGAAAGCCATGTCTGCAGCAGTTGAAACTGGCACGTTCTGACAAATGTGATTAAGGTTTGCTTTAGGGTTTAATAGCTCGAAGTCGTATGGTAAACCCATAATAGACATAGCTTCACGATATGTAATGTATCTATCATCATAAGGATGTGTTAACATTGTTGGATAATGCCCCACAAAAGCGCCAACATAATCTTTTGGAATTGTAGTTAACCTACGCATAATGTTATCGCCATTTGTAAGCTTTTCGTGAATACGCTTACAACGAGCTTCAATATTTGCATATCCTTTTTCACCCATCCATTTAGCAACTTCTAGATATGATACGCCTTTACGCTCGAGCCAATCCATAGCGTTATCAGTTTTATCAATCATATCGAAGAATTGACGATGAGTAATTCCACCTTCAAGTTCTTCTAAAACATAGCGATACCAAGGATCGTCTTTAGAAGGTGTTCCTTTATTCGTAACATCATGTTGTGTTAAACCTGCAGGAATAGAAGTGATTAAGTCTTCAATCTTTTGCCAAGGTGTTTTATAGTACTTAAAGATTGGTGCTCGTGATCCACGCCAAAAGAAATAGAATGAACGTTCACGAATTTGAGGTACACCATGTAGTTGTGATTTAGTTCTATAAATCGACATAACATAATCGTTATCACGAGCAATCTTATAAAGCTTCTCTACAACTGGTGTACCTACTTTACCTGCAAATCCTGGTGCATTCTCGCCCCAGAATACTTGTGGCTTCCATTCACCTAAAACTAACTTAGCCGTTGTATACATCCATTCATTAGCTGCAGCGTCTGGACTTGCACTTGCCGAAAGTGAAGATAATCCAGCACAAGGACATGTTGTTGAGATAACATCAACCTTGCTTGGCTTATGAGTTCCACCATCATCCATTACGTAATACGGAAGCTTATAGTGATTGACGGCGTGCGAATCATTAGATTCGAAAGCAGAAAAAGAAGCCAACCATTCAGGTCGACTTCCTAGCGCTTTCTCTTGTCCCAGTGTTTGACCGCCAATCAATGGGACGATACTTGCATGTTTTATCATAGTCTTTCTTTAATCTTGTTCATCATTTCTTCGAAGACTGGTTGTGCGTCTTGATGTGACTTGTAAAACTCAAACGCTTTCTCACGCCACTCATCACGCATTCCACTATCCTTAGATAATTTATCAAGGATGTCAAAGGCTGGTTGCATATCATTATCATCAAGCCAGATTGTGCCAGTATCTTTACAATCAACTAGGCGTTTCCCTTGTACTCTGTGTGTACAACGTTCTCCATAAGACTTACGATATACCGGAACTACACCAACACACGCTAACTCACAATGAGTGTATTCAATAGAGCGTTCAATAAAACGTTCGTCAAGGATAGACAATTGATAACCAAAAGCAACCTTAGACATACGCTCTAACATTTGATCATTTACATAAGGACCAAATACATATGCTGGTTGATCGTATGCAAGTGGGATTGTATTAATATCGTCAGCAATGTGACCATTGAACTCTGATAGTTCACGGAATGCAAGATACGCTGGTGATTTTTCAATACCTTCAAAAGTGGTGATGTAGTTATTTGGACGTAAGAATTGGTTATGAAACTTAAACATTTCTTTATAACCTTTCCAACTCGTAGTACGACCAATCCACTTATTATGTTGATTGTCTTGATCTTTAATTGGTTTCCAATACTTCGCTCTAATACCATCGAAGTCAATACCTGGCTGAAAGTTTAAAATTTCAGTAGTATCACTTCCCATGAATGCATCAAGACCAGCGCCTCCTTTACGCTGCTGGACGTATCTACTAAAGTCGTTGTTGCGACTATGAGCAAAGATAATACTAGCACCATCAATAGACTCATCAAGAGCGGCATTACGCTTGATCGAAAGCGATGAGTGATCGTGTTGAATAAGTACGATAGGTTTTTTAATTTCATTTATTGCTCTTTTAAATTGTGTTATACATTCGTCTGAATGACCAATAGAAGGTAAGCTATTAATAATAACTAAGTCTGCTGCATTGCAGCCATCAATCATCTTTTGTGTTTCTTCAGCCTTGGCAAATTTTAATTGTACTACATTTGATACATCATGAGCATTCTTACGAGTCCATGATTTATCTTTAGACGAATACACTGTAAAGTCATATCCATTTTTCTTGAGCCATTTAGTTTGCTCAACAGTATACTTAGTTACTCCACAACCTTCAATACCGCGACCCATAATGATTGCAATTTTCATACAGCAAATACCTTTATTCCTGCTTCGTTAAACATATCCATAGTTTGTTGGAATGAAATAAACCATTGAGGACGAAGATCAATACATTCTTGAGCTACATAAACCTCGGTGATCCCAACCTGGATGATACCCTTAGCGCACTCACTGCAAACTGGTAATCCATAAACGTATAATTTAGCGCCATCTAAAGATACACCTGAGTACGTAGCATTATATATGACATTCATCTCAGCATGAACTACGTACTTGTACTTGGTTTCACGATCAGATAAACGATCTTCACTATCATTAATACCACGTGGAAAACCATTATATCCTTGAGATAAAATCTGGCCCTTAGATCCTACAGCTACAGCACCAACTTTAGTATTAGGATCTTTAGACCATTGTGCTACTTCTTTGGCCATAGCCATGTAGCGTTCATTCCACTTATTCATTACGGTGTTCTTCAATAAATTTAAAATGGCGTTCATAAACGTGTAAACTGCCAACGTTCCAGAATAAAGTACCTAAACCATAGACTGTACCTTTACGACCATTAATGGCTTCAAGCAATTGCTCTTGCACATAACGTTGCCAAGCATAATCATTCTTATAACCAAATACTGCATCGTTAGATCTCATGTAAACAGATGCATGTAGTTTACCACCACGTAGAAAATACTGAGTTGAGTATGTACACATAAAGTCGGACATACCATTTTTCTTATAATCTTCATGCATGCTTGGACGATTATAAATCATTGTAGCACGACGAGATAAAGGTGATGCAAGAAGTTCTTCTAGCACTTTAGTAAACTGATAACCATTTTCTTCTGAGTAGATACACCAACCATAATTGGAATTAATCATACCATCTTTATCGGCTACCATCTTCCAAATCTCAGGTGGACCGCCAGGAATATCATTAACGTTTAGTGATTGCGAACGATACCACTTCTTTTCGCGTTCAATGTAATCTTGATTAAGATTACCAAAGATTACAGGTTCATCAGCAACGAAACAGGCATTAACAATTTCAACAGTGCTAACACCAGATTTGTCTACTACAAATTCTTTTTCTCGTAGTAGATAAGATAATTCTTCACGAATATCTGCTACACTATTCATATGATAAATCATTTCTTTCCTTTACGAAACTTAGATGGCATTAGTTGTTCATTGGTTTGACCACGTCGATTGAAGATATCCTTATCTTCGGTTTGTCCATCAATCTCACCGCGCAAGTATGCAACGACAAAAGAAAGATAATTAATAGCATCGATAGCAGAGTCTTCAACGGATTCAAAATTAATTTTACCTCCAGCTTCCATAGTCTCAAGCACTGAGTACATACGAAGCAATTTACCATTTACAGTATCAAGGATTGTATAAACACCACGAGGATAGTGATCAGCTTGGCGTACACGGCTCAAAGGATTTTGATAATCTTGGCCTTTACGTTCTTGCAGTTCAGCTGCCTCAAACAAAACGTTAGCTGAGTATCGTGAGAATTTTTTATCTGCCATTATTTGTTTCCAATCGAATATTGAGAATTTTTGTTGTATAGACGTGAGTTAGAAAGACTACGCATCTCAGCTGCAAGTTCTGGATTATGAATCTCTGCTAACTTTTTCATTTTATTAATTGGCCAACACACCATGATGCGGCCTTCTGGTTCATAACGCGTTGGTTTAGTATTTACTAGACGATACTTGCGATCAATACATTCAAAAACTTTAATGTATTCAGTTTCATCATACTCTACAAAGATCAAACGGTCAACAGACAAACACTTATTCAGGTTTGTCACATGCATTGCGTTTACTGTGAAGCTTCCATTAGGATGACGGTTTTGAGTTTTGACTTCAATCTTTGTACCGTCTTTTTGTGTCATATCTTTTGTGCTGTCATACTTATATTCTGACAGTGTTGCTTCTTCAAGACTAGCAACTAAGTCTTCACCTAGTTTACCTAGCTTTTCTTCATTAGATTTATAACTCATAGACACCTCATAATATAACGTATAGTACTATTATACCACAAAAATAACTCGCTGTACAGGGTTAAAGCTCAACTGTTTTATAAGCATACTCTAATGCTCGCTCTGCTTCAACCTGAAGCGGGCGTTTCTGATACCTACGAGAAGTATCTCTATCAAGTTGTCGAATTAATTCTGCGATTTGTGCGCTTGTAATTGGATAGCGTTTCTTAATAGCATTACATGCAATTGAAGACATAATTTTATAAATCATAGAGTAACGACCAGAGCCATCACTTTGTGCAATTGCAGTGTAATCATTAATCAACTTCTTATTCACAAATGGACAATCACGGTATGAAGTCCATTCAAAATCATAGTTAGCTTTACCTTTTAAAAGTTCTTCTCTATGAGCTAATACTTTCTTTTGTACTTCTGGTGGAAGTCTATCCATAAATGTTGCAACTGTTGATTGAGTAACAACGTATGGATGTTTATCCATCAAATTATTTGGATTAATAAAACAACCAGTATTAGTGAAAATGAAATTGTTAGAATTAGGATATGTTGCAGGGACGTAATACATCCTAGATAAGTCTTTAGTCTGTTGATCTCCGATTCCATCGAACTCCTTGTTGAGGGCGAACCAGAAATGTTTGATCGATGACTGTTTAACACCATTCGTAAGTGGGAAGACAAGCCGAAACTTAGGATGATCGCTCGTGCTAGAGCTAGTAGAATAACAAACATAATAATAATTGCCGTACTTAGCATGAAGTTCTTCCTTTAAGTTACCTTCAAACTTATGATCATCAACGTCAATGGCAGCCCAACCAGCCCACTCAATTACGTTGTCATTCGCTCGAGTTTTGTTTTTCTCATAAACTGCAGGTGTAATTAATGGTGACGCCTTAAGACCTTTCGGTGCTTTACGTTCACCTTTTTTCAACTTATAGCCTGGGACTGAAGCCATCTTATAAAGCATAGCTTCAAATGATTCCCAGTTATCATGATGTATTTGGCGATGAGTCTTATTATCGAAAATAGATTCAAACGCCGTCAAAGAGTATTTCATAAAGAATTTTTAACTTTTTGTCGTTTAATTTGTTCCCAAACAAATCCTTCACCAGCTCGCATTTCCAGTTGAACTGTATGCACTTTACCGTTCTCATCTAGATACTCTGCAACGCGCATATTATTTTTTAAAAAATCAAACATCAACTCACGTTCAGTAGCTGACATAGTAGGTCTTACATTATATACAGCCGTTGATGCTGATGTTGCTGTACTAATAGTAGAACCAGTTGGATAAGTATTATTTAGCGTAATAGTATTACAACCATCATTCCAAGTCTTACCATCCCACACTTCAGTCATGTATGTTGTGGGATTTAATCTAGTAGTTCCAATTACAAATGATTTAGCCATATACTTTGTTTAACATACCAACGTTATCTTCATGTGCTGGTGCTGTCCAACCCTCAGGTTTAATCAAATCTGGTAAGCCAAGTGGATTAGGTCTTGATTCTTTAATACCAACTTTCTTTGCCATGTTTGCGTTATGTACACGATCCCATGCTTCATAAGCATCAACGTCAAAAGCATTTAATGTACCAATCGCAACAACACATAAATCAATTAAAGCATCAACCGTATCGTCTGCAGCTTTAGGTCCATTAATTTTTCGTGCTTGGTATTTAACTACTGCATCTCGCATTTCATCAAGTTCTTCTTGTAAGAAGTCAATACGAAACTTTAAGAACGCTTCTAGTTTATCCCTATCCATATTGCGCAGAACTTCATTCACACCAAACTTAGTATGCATGTCTGCGATATCTTGTACCCAATTTTTACTCATATATTTTTCTCCAAATTATATTATAACACATCATTTGTTAGTTGTAAATACAATTCCGTTATCTCTATCGTGTTTAACGTTTGTAATCTTAATCAACTTTCCATCAATTTCTACATGCAATTCCATTTCAAATCCACTTTTCTTAAGTGTACCTGCATCATTATTATACATGGCATTTTGTTGCCAAAGAAAAATTGCTTGCTTTAATAAATCGTAAGCGTCTGGCGTCATGCAAAAAAGTCCTCCAATGTTGCGACTGGTTCTGCTTTCCAGCCAATAGCTTCAATAATAACTTTAGCTGGTTCAAGAAAAGCTTTTTCAAACTGCGTATCATTATCTATGAATTTTTCAAGTTTAAATTCTGGCGGCAATACATCAATGAAAGCAATAACATTTTCTTTCATAGGGTTGTTAGGATACAAGTGAATGTACTTAATCTTTTCGCCATCTTTAATAGGTGAATATGTTTTAAGTGCATGTTTCTTAAGCATCATATTATAAAGAATAGATGCTCGAGAATTAATAGGTGTACCCTTCTTATAAATCGTATCACGATCCATGTATTCTTTTACCGATGATACCGAACGAGGGAATGCTTTTTCTTCAGGCGGGAGCGTTTCAAATTTTGCTCGATAATTACGAATAAACGCCTGAGTTTCAACTTCCGTACCGCTAATGAGCACTTGAAACAACTCTTCAAAAGCCTCTCTACACGTCGCCGGTGTAGACGACTTGATCGCCTCAATACCCATGATTTTGAGTTTTGGTTTAGCATAACGTACTCCTTCGTTATCAAGCACATTTAGAATGTATCGTTTCTTAGCAGTCCAAATAGCACGATCAACAATACCTTCACGTTTCATAGTGATACGTTTTTTGTGAACATTCAAACTATCGGCAAGTTCTCCAAAAGATTTATCCAATACTTTTTCAAGTGCTTCAGAACAAAACTTATCTAGAAAATCGGTAATTTCTTTCTTATCAGTTTTACCACTTACCTTAACAATCTCACCAAGATTAGCATACACAGAATCAGTATCAATAGCGATGACATAGTCTTTATACTCTTTGTTTTTTAATGCTTTGTTTAAATAATCATTCACGGCTTTCTCAGCCCAACGAATAATCATTTGACCAGATAGCGTAATGCCTTCAGCGATTTCCATTGTAAAGTAACGGAAGTACTTATTGCCTAATGCGCCATAAAGAGAATTCAAAAGAATCTTAACTGCTAGTTGTTGATTTTCATATCGTGAGATATCACGTTCAATACGATAAACTTCTTGCTTATTAGACTTATCTGCGGCTTCCAATTCTTTCTTAGAAGCAATCATTAGCTTTTTAATTGTAACGCGTTCATCATACATTTCTTCAATGATCTTAGGCATGAAGCCTTGCTTTTCATTAGAGAACATTTGACCAGAGCCACATACACTAGCATTTTCATTGATCTCGGGTTTATATCCTTCAAGGATAGAATCCGGATTAACTCGACTATCAGCTCTACCTTTCATAATTGTTTCAGGGCTCATGTTCCACTGAACAATAATATTAGGATAAAGTGAGTTAACGTCAAAAGATGCAACCCAATCATGCACACCACACTGAGGTTCTTTAACGTAGCCACCTGCATAATCAGACTTAAATGATTCTTTATTAGGTGGTACAATAATGTTTTGTTTTAGTAGGTAACGATAGATGAGAGTATCCCAAATACCAGTTGTACCAAATGTATCGTTAAAGTTGACACCAGCTTTATACGCTATAGTGAAGCATAGAGACATGAGACCAGTTTTATCGTCGATGCGATCAACAAGGTCTACGTCTCGGATGTTATAGTCAATAAATTTCTGGTGATCTGTTGTGTACAAAGAATGTAGGTTACCATCATATTCTAACTTACGTTCACCAAGCACAACATAAGCAATGTGATCAAGACGATAAGTTTCTTGTGCACCATATGAATATCCAAACTTTTTAAATAAATCGAGATAATCAATCTGAGAAACACCCATGATGTCGTACATTTGAACTTGTTTCTTCATCATAGTAACTTGCTTTTCTTCAACTTTATTCCAAGGTGAAAGCAATAGGTGTTTATCGTCATCAAATATACGACGACAACGATTGATGATGTATGGAATATCAAAGGTACGCATATTCCAACCGGTGATAACATCCGGCATATGTGTAGGTGTATTCCAATGAGCTAAGAATCTACGTAGCAACTCGCTTTCGGTAGCACACTGAGTGTAGACTACACGATTAGTTTGCATGATAGATTTACTTACATCATAAGGACCAAGGCCCCAAACATAGAAAGTATTATCTACATTCGATTTAAGCGCAATTGAGATGATTGGATACTTGGCTTCTTCAGGCTCAGGGAAACCTTCGTCAGATTGTACCTCAATATCGATATTGGTTACGTTAATGAGGTTTTGATCGAACTGAATTTCACCTGGTCAATGCTCAGCTACGTATTGAGCTACGTAGTTTGTATTGCCATAGATGTCGAAGTTAGCTACGTCTTTATAGCGTTCAATAAACTCTTTGGCTTCTCGCATGTTTTCCAATTTACATGGTTCAACATACTTACCATCAAGAGATTTAAATGCTGTAGGTTTTTCGACTGGGACGTATAGCGTGGGAGAAAATGGAACTTTAACGGACATCCGTTTTCCATCTTTCCAACCACGATATAGTATATTGTTGCCGTAACGGCTAAGATTTGTATAGAATTCCATATCTACTATTATAACACAAAATTATCCCGTTGTACAGGTTATTTTGGCATAACATTAGCTATTTCGATTCCACTGCCGAACATTCGGCTATAATTGTTTCGCAGATCTCCGCTTGGATCATACTCAAGCATTACTTTATCTTTGTGTAAAGTGATCTTATTAAATTCTGCATACGGGATAAATGGCATTAATGCAACGCCAAATGATTGACCATTTTGTTGAGGCACTAAATGAATAGCAGCTGGATCACGAATAATCCACACTGGTCCTTGCTCATCAGCTTCACCAATAATGTCTTGTCCATTAATTAATTGAAAACACTTAATCATAATTCACCATTCTTTTATATAACATATTCAATAAACAAGTTGGCTTCATATTCGTCTCTAACACACTGCATATGAAACTTGCCATTGACTTCATTAAACATATAAACCATTATGTGATTTTTAAACATACTGGCTTGAACGATCCAATCGCCTAAAAGCACTGGTCCTAAAACTATTAAAGCTCTTTTTATTTTTTCATTCATAAAAGTATTTAGGGAACCGAAGTTCCCTAAACGTATTACTTAGACTTTGGTTGAGGTGGTGGTGTTTTACCGTTTACCCAATCCCAATCATCGTCTGTCATTGGCACCCAATTAGCTATTTGCATTTCTCATACTCCTGCATGATCTCAATGGCTTTCTCACGATTGCCTTGACGAGCTTGCAATGCAGCAGCACGTGCATAACCGAAGCCTTTCATAATAATATAGGCTTTGCGGAAGAAGTTTTTCATTACTTCTCCTCAGCTAGGAATTGCTTCTTATCTTTCTTAGAAGAACCCTTAACTTCGATTTTTTTAACGTCGGCGATTTCAACCATTTTATCAAGAGCGATCTTTAACATGCCATTCACCATCTCAGCAGATTCAACTTCAATCTTATCTGCTAAAGCGAATGTACGTGTAAAGGCGCGGTTTGCGATACCCTTGAATAAAAAGTTGTCAGTGTCATCTTCTGTTTTTCCAGAAATGGTAAGCTTGTTACCTTCTAGAGAAACTTCAACGTCAGTATTTGAGAATCCTGCAAGAGCAACTTCGATAACGTATTTGTTATCAGCTACTTTACGGATGTTGCATGGAGGGTAGTTAGGAATTGTCTTGGCGATATCTTGTGACATCTTAGCTAGTTGATTGAATTGCTCATCAAAACCAACGAAGAATTTGTCAAAGTCTTTGCCGAAATTTACCATGTCAAAAGGTTTAGTGTCAAAAAATTGTTTTACTAATGTGTTCATAAAAGCTCCTTAATTAAGCGAGTTAAAGTTAATAAATTGTACTATACCCATAAGGCGTATAGTGAGGTGTTTCTGGACTGGCACATCCTCAAAGCCAGTTCCCATCCCGAAGGGATTAAGAATTACTTATTCATCACGTACATTGTGACTTCAAATCCAAATCTCATTTCTGATGCTGTTGGCTTTGTCCACATAATTATTCTCCTAAGTTATTGTGCTTATTGCACATAGATACTTATCATCTGTCGACTGAAAAGTGCCTAATTAAACTCATTAAAATAATATAATCACGTGATTAAAAATCTTTGCGTGTGTTCCCAATATTATACTTAGGACACAACTCCCATTCATCGCGTTCTTTAAACGCGATTACTTTAATCTGTCTAAGCGGCGCTCTGTTCTTCGCCTGCTCATTGTTATTTATACTCACAAGACCCCAGTCTGAAAGTAAGACTGCAATTGTATTACGTCTTTGAATATCGTTTTCTGTAATGGTTGAAGGTTTTCCATCCAATACAAATAATTCTTTAAAATGCACAATGAAGTATCTACCCTGCTTGTGTAAGATATGGCAGGATTGATATAGTTTCTTATCTTTACGAGACGCAACACCAATACGTGTCAACGTTTCTCTTACTTTTAAGAAGTCATCTGGCTCGTTTAGTGTAACTTCCAGCATGCTTGCTGGTGTCCACTCGACGCTCTTTTCGTTATTTTCCACCTTTGAAAATCCTTTGTCTCAATTGTCCCATTTGATCGTCATTGAGTAAAGGCAGAACTTGTCGAGCTTTTTCGTTGCTATAGCCATAATACTCCTTGACGACTTCCAAATCATCGGAAGATAGTGGTTTCATCCATTTGGCGAACCTTTTCTTCTTCCTAACTGTATTTATAAGAAAATCGTTTTGAAGCTTTTTATCGAGATGAGCACGTTGATTCATCTCATTGGCCAACAAAACTGTATCAAAATGATACGACAACGTACGATTAATCATAAATGGATTATAACTTTTTTCACTAATCTCATCTATAATTAAATTTTGTTTACTATCGCAAATAGCATTTACATAATCAAAAGGGTTCATAATCTACCAGTGGTGAATTACACCTGCAATAATAAAAATGTTTGTAATAACATAACACAAGACAATACATGTGCGTACTAAAGCAACTTTATCGGCTTCATGATTATCTGCACTAGCTTTTTCACCAAGAGCCTTTGCCCAAAGTCTCCACGCTTTCCTCATTAATCCACGCGTCGGCTGCTTTCTTTGCATCATATTCATCTGTAAAAATCCCTACTGTTGGAAGTAGTTCATAGTTATCATCTATAAAATCTACAAACCAAAATTCTTCGTTTTTATAAATTCGTGCTGTGTTCATTTGAACTCCGCTGTTGCCATTACTTCAGTCATACACGCAACAACGTTTA